GGGTGATCTTGGTCTGGGCGTCGGTCATGTCGGTGACCAGCCCTGTCCAGATCTCCTGCCACTTCGTCCGGAAGGCCTGCAAGGAGGTGGTGCTGTTGGTGATCATCGTATCGATGGCCGTCTTTGCGCCGGTAGCGGCAGAGGAGAATGAGCTGACGATCCCCTCCTTCGCAGAAGTGAGCGAAGGAGTGATGCCTGCCAGATAGCCCTCCCATGCGGTTTTTGTGCTGGTCAGGATATCGGCATTGCTACTGATGGCCGTGTTCCGGATGTCGAGGAGAGACGCCCATACGCTGTCCCTCATCGAGGTGACTTCCGTGGTGATTGCTGTGTTAATCTGCTTCCAGTATTTGGCTCCCTCTGACTTGATTATGCCCCAGGTGATCCGGAAGAAGTCTTTCAGGTCGTTGATGATCCTCTTGACATCCTTTGCCATGCTGGCCAGGCCGGTTATGCCAAAGGTGGCCGTCATCCCGGATGGCTCGCTGCCTTCGGTCGATGCCGTGCCAGTGGCCGTGCCTTCGGCATATCCAGGGATGCCATAGGCCCGCATGGCCGCGTACATGAGGTCCCACCGCTTCTTCTTGGTGGGGATCACGAACTCCGGATTCTCCGGGCCATCCTCACCGATGACGGCCAGCTCCGGGCCGGAGGTCTTTGTGCCGGTTGCATATCCTTTGGTGGAAGTGCCCTTGGCGGCGTTCATCCAGGGATCGTCAAACGTTCCGGTAGTCGATTTCGTTGTCGATGCTGTCCCGCTCCAGCTCAGTGTTCCGCCGGTGGTCTTGGTGCCGGTGGCGTATGTATGACCAGTGTAGAGAGGGCTGTAGCTGTATTTGTTGTAGGTACTGGATAGACTACTTCGTACAGTTGACGCGAACGAAAGAGCGGCACTGGAGATTGAACCGGCCCCTCCAACTAGCGAGCTGTATACCGATGTACCGGCAGACTGTAGAGAACTTCCAGCACTGACCGCCCCTGACAGGAGCGGGCTGAAAGCCAGAGAAGCCCATGACTGCATTGAGCTGCCGGCAACAGAAGCCTTCGCCTGCAAATCTGATCCGGCTGCAACGACCTTTCCATAGTTATAATCGGCCGCCAAGTTGCTCAGTTGCTTGGCATAGGCAGCGGCGACGTTGCTCTTCGACTGGGAATCGGTTGCAGCCGCCCCGACCTTGCCCATATGATCGGTTGCCGCCGCGCCAACCCCAATTTTTAGGAGGTCGCCAGAGTCCGTTGCACTCTGAAGGAACAGAGCATTACCGTCAGTAATGCCTGCGATGTGAATGTTCTTACCCTCGGTCGCCGCGTTCGTCGTAGTGGTGGCCGCATCGCCTGATGAAGTCTTGATGTTTGCTGATATCAGTTCGCCGTTCTTTGCCCATTCCGCCTGAGCAACTTTTCCAATAACTGCCACCTCGCGACCCCATTGGTCGAAGCCAATTTTGACGGCGCCTCCGCCATCTGATAGGAATTTGCCCCCTATCTGAGCACCTAATATGAGCGCGTTCTTGGCTTCATCTGCAATGACTCTTGCTGGCGAAAAGGTGATGGTCAAGCCCGCCCCAGACAGTTCCCGTGTCCGGTCCATCTCGTCATTTAAAGCCAATAGCGCCAATAGGTTCTGATCAAGCGCGGTGGTTTTGTCTTTTGTAGCTTTGGTACACTTTTCGGTACTTGCAGTGGACGTCTCCGTTTTCTTATCTGCTTCGTCCAATATGGCAGAATACTGCTCGTATATCGCTAGGTATTGACCCAATGATATGGAACCATCGGATAGTGCGGTGTTGAGGCGTTGTACCCATCCAGGAATGTAATTCTCAACTCCGACAAAGGCCTCTAGCAACTTGGTTTTGAGGTATGCCGGGTCCATGCCTTCAAGTTTGTAAGCATCGATCACTTGTTTCAAGACGGTTTTTGTTTGCTCATATCCGCTGTTGGCAGCATACACCATCGGATCTGAAATATATTTAGCATATGTGGATGGGTCGGCTTTTAACTGAGCGAGTGTGACTTCGAGTTTTGCCCCATCCAGGAGGCTCTTGGAAAACGCTTCGCCGCTATCCCCCCCAAGTTGCTCGTAAGTTCTAATAATTTCATCTGGATCACCGTCTTTAATGGCCTGCTCAAATGCCAGCCAAGCCTTTCCAGCGGCGCTTTCGAAATATTCTGGCGACTTTTCTTCCACCATCTCCAAGATTGGCAGGAGATTTGTTTGGAGTGAGACTAGATCTTCATCAGTAAATACGTGATCGGAGAACGCCTTTGATGCCAGTTGCCCGGCGGTGCCCATGCCGTCCTCAGTAAATGCTTGGATGTCGGTTATTGCTCCGCCAAGTTTCTCCTTGTAGAGGGCCATCGAGGTTTCAGCATCTTCTTGCATCCCGGCAGTCCACCGGCTTCCCATTGCTTTCGCTAGATTGTAGTATTGTTCTCCGAGAGCACCATAGTTTTCCAGCGATGCACCTTCTGAAAGGGTGGCCTTAATCGCCTCTATGCCTTCTTGTGCTTTGGCGGCTGCGGGTCCTGCGATATCTCCTGACTTGATGCCTTCGACCAGGGCAACGACTACATCTCCGCCCACCGCTTCATACTCATCCGGCGCGATGTCTTTTAGCACCGCGGCCTGCGCTAATAGGGAGTCGAGAAGAATCTGGTCATCGAGTGATAGGAACCCGTCTTCGATTGCGGCAACGGCATCCGTTCCGATTCTGCTCATCTCCTGAGAGACATACGGCCCCATGTCAGTGATGCCAGCCAGGAGCTTATCTTTGTACTCTTTGGAAGCATCTGCAGCAGTTTCGCCGTACGTGCCTGCCCACACCGATGTCCAATCGCTTATGCCGGTCAGGGCGGATTTTACAGCAGCAAATCCTTGAACGCCGATTGGCATTGCCAAGGCGTCTATGAGAGCTTGACCCTCTTTCGTCCATGTCGTTCTTGCTTTTTCGTATGCGGGAACATTGCCCAGATCTTCGATTTCTTTCCCGACATTTATGACAAGTCCCTTGAGTTGAGACGATAACCCGGTCGAAAAACTATCTAGGTTTGCCTGTGCTGGCGTGAAGTCGAATAGTTTTTTAGTCTCATCATCAAACGATTTTTTAATGTCGTCTATTGTTTTTTCTATTTTGGCGTTTGCTAATGGCTTCATCTGAGAAATGATATTATCAGATAGTCCGAGTTTAGCGAGTAGTTGTTCTGCGGTCGGCGCATATCCAACGGCCTCGCCATTTAGCCACCCCTGTTGACCGGATGTCGCGAAAATATCATCTATAGATAGGTATGCTATTTTAGGGCCGCTTTCCGCTGCATCATACCAATACTTGACGACTTTTCCATTGAGATCATATACATATTCTTTTATTTTGGAATTGGTACTTTGACTATTAATCATTCCAAACAAAGCTTCGTCTGATAGTCCGGATAGTTTGGCTTGCTGCGCAAAACAGCTCATCGTCTTGTCAGCAATTTTGCCGCCCGCTTCTTCGGCTGCCTTCAGTGCTTCGGGTGTCTGGAGCGCTTCGGCTGCCGCCTTCTGCAATTCTTCGTCTGTCTTTACGCCGGTTGCTACAGGTTTCGCGATATCCTTGCCCGCGCCAAGAAGCTCATTCGCCCTGCCGGATATGCTGCCGATCCAACCAGTGATGCCTTCGCCCAGGCTGTCCTTGATTCCGGTGGTGATCTTGGATCCGATGTCCCCCATTCCGAGCGAATCACCTACCCAGGAAATGAAGCCGGTTATCAGAGTCTTTACGGCATCAAACGCGCCGCTAAACGCCTGTGGGATTGCCGTAGATAGCCCATCCCATACCTTGCCGGCCACATTTGCAGCGCCTTCAATGGCACTCTGAAAGCTCTTGATTGGCCCAAGGTTGCTGAAAGCCTCGGTGAATGCCTGGACATCGGCAGAAGCGGTCTTGATGGCCGTGCCGAGAGCGCCGCTTATCGCAGAGGCAACTGGTGTGACAGCCGAGGCGACCTTTCCGAGCGCACCAGCCACGGCGCCGAGTGCGGTGAAAACGAGTGTGATCGGAGCGGTGAGAACATTGAAAGCCTGTTGGAGCGCACCAAGGACGGCATTGCCGCCGCCGAGTGCATCCCATGCGGGCTGTACCAGAGAGACGAAATTGCCGAACGTGGTCTGTACCACGCCAGCCACATTCCCGACCGCGTCCTCTAGTGCTTTGAAGGCTTCCGAATTCTTGGCTATGCCAACGATCGCAGAACCGGCATTGAACGCCACGACAATTAGCTGCTGGAGAGCATTGACAGCCCCGGAGATCCAGGGCAACATTGGGGTCCCGACCGACACCGCCACCATGTTCAAGGTGTTCGTCAGTATCGAGAAGCGAGATGTCAGGGTCTCGGACTGTGCCGTGTAAGTCTTCTGTAGGCTCGATCCTGCCGCCCATTCGCTGTTAGCGGCAGTGAGAGCTTTATTCAAAGCGTCGGTTTGCCCGGCCAGCTTGAGTACGGCAGGAGCCCCTTCTGACCCAAATAACGCAACTGCCATCTGGAATCGGGCAACCGGATCTTCCATCGATGCGATCTTATTGGCAGTCTCGACCATCGTGCCGCTAAGATCAGTCCCTATTTTCCCCTTCAGCTCATCGACTGAAGTGCCCATGAGCTTAGCCCAATTGACAAGGCCGCCGGTATTGGATGTCTCAGACATGCCCATGTTGAGGGCTGATTTGATACCGGTTGCAGCGACCTCTGCCTCCATGCCCACAGAAATCAGGGTCGTTCCCAGGGCGGCCACCGATGGGATGGACATGTTCATGGTGGTGTTCAGGAACGATGCCCGGTTGATGAAATCAAGCACCTGGGGCTCAGTGGCAGCAAAGTTGTCGCCCATCGAATTGACGACATTGCCCAGAGCCATCATGTTCTTAGTATCGATGGGCTTGCCGAATGCTGTTAGAATTTTAGCTGATGAAGTGGCGGCAGCTTCGGCAGACATCTCGAAGCCTACCGACATCATGGTAGCGGCTTCTGTGAATCCTGCCAGCTCGCTTTGGGCCACGCCCAGGGAGCCACCTGCTGCAGCTATGTCCTGTAGGCCGGTAGCGGCTACCGGCATCCTGGTGGACATCTCCAGGAGACTGTTGCTGAGAGCGTCGAAATCCGCTTTGTTTTGTTCTGCAGTTTTCGACAGATCAGCACCTATGCCGGTTGTCTTCTGAATCCCGGTCATGCCGGTTTGCCAAGCAGATGCAGCGGATACGCTGGCCGTCCCGATGGCGAGTATCCCAGCAGCCACGACGCCAGCGGCTATTCCAACCGGCCCCAGCGCAGTTGCTGCGCTCGATGCAACGCCACCTAGAGCGCCAAAAGAGTTGCCTATGCTGTTTGTTATTGACGAACCGATCTCAGTGCCAATTGCCCCGAACTTGCCTTTTGACCCAGACAGCGAACCAAGAAGATTATCACCGATTTTGCTATTTTTCCCAATGCCGCCGAAGCTACTCTCGACGCCGGAGGCCCATGAGGATACGTCGCCCTTGGCAGAATTCAGGGCCGAAGAAAGAGCACCCTTGTCGATGGTTACACCTAATTGGACATCGCCGACCGATAACGACATTGGAAAATTACCTCATTATGAAAATTATTATTCGAAAAAATTCAGTCCGGAGCTTTGAGGCCCTTCGCTTTCGCCTGGGCTCGTAGCTCCTCGTCTTTCATAAGCTCGACTTCTTCTGGATTTTCTACAAAGATTTCGTAGAATTCCGGGTAAGCATCTTCTGCGTTTGCATGGCGCACGCAGCCGCCGATATTGTAGGCAAGCTGCTTGAAAAGAAGATACTTCTCCTCTTGGCGTTTGTTGTAGAACTCGAAAAGTGTATTGATTTCGCCCGGAGTCAGATCTAGAAACTCCGAGAATGACAGTCCTAATGTTCCGAGGCAGTTTCGCCAGGCTTGCTCCCAGTCCCAAGCATTGCCTTCAGTTCCTCGTTCTCCTTCTGGATGGCCGCCAACTTGAATCTCATTATCGTCTCCTCGGATCGAGATTTCAGGAGATCGTTTCTGAGTTTGTTGACTTCCTTGGCTTCCGCTTCCTCTCTCTCGACCTTCTGTTTCTCGACTGTCTTTTTTAGGTCTACCCCGCGAGAAGCCGCGATAGCGCCGCCGATGAGCATCTGGAATTCAGTATACCGCTCACCTGTATCGAGCGCTTCCTCTTCCACGTCCATGTAGGCATCGAAGAGATCCCCCGCCTCATCGGGCTTAGCGCCGGAATCCTTCCAGTCCAATCCCTTCCCAAACAGCCAGAGCATGATGTCCAGCTCGCCGATCAGGTTCATGGCGATCTCGACCGGCACCTTGCCGTCCATTGGCTTGTACTTGATGCGCTCCAGCCTCTCCGGGCCGATGATCTTGGCGGCGGTGTCTCGGATGGACAGAAGGCTTCTCACGTTGTACCGTAGCTTGACCTCGCGGGTCCCACACATTACAGACTTGTACATGGTTTTGTATCTCCCTCATGCTAAATGGCCTCTACGGGCCTTATAGAAATTATTAAAATTATGCTATAGAAGCCTAAAAAGCGGCTTCAGGATTCTTCGTCAGATTCTTCCACGCCGGGCAGAATGACGGGCTCAGCT